CCACATGGCCGTTTTCATCCAATTTCAATTTCATCTTTCACACTCCAATAAAACACGGCATCCGCCGCAAACACCCCCGCATATCCATACGGCGGGCAACAAAAAAACCGTTTTAACCCCCTGCAATTCAAGGGAATTAAAACGGCCGAAAATAAAAACACCCTTACTTATACTTACGCTTCAGTTCGGCCAGCGTTACCGATGCCAGCCCGTCAGACCTTACCGCATCGGCCAGCGATATTTCGCCTTCGTGCAGCATCTGCCCAACACCCTTGCCGAACTGCTCCTGCAATTGCGGCAATGTACGGCCTTTTACCCAATCTTCACCGGTTATGCCGTGAAACGGTGCGTCCAAATCAAACACGAATACAAGCCGCGAACGGCAATTCGGATGCAGCGGAGGCCGTCTGAACGGGTAGGCATGGCCGACAGGCTGTTTTTTCTTGTCCCACACCAGCCCGTGCCGCGCCGTACACACGCCGCTTGTATGGCCGTCCAACACCGCCACGTGCCGCCAACCTTTAACCAGCGGGTTAAGGCTGCCGAAAGCGTAATGCACCGCCCCTTGGATGCTTCCCGCCCATGTCCGCGTCAGCGTCCGAAGCTGTGCGGCCTGCCGCTTGAACACATCGGCCACATCGTCAAAGGATGCCCCGTCTGCCGCCGCCAGCCGTACCGTGCGCTTCAAAACATCAAACAGCCCGCGCCGTTGCGCGGTTACTGCCTCGGATAAGGTCAGGCCGCTGACCAGTGCGTGCGCGGACAAATCGGCCAGCCTTGCATCAGGCAACGGCTTTACCGCGCCATCAAGCACATACGCCGCCGATAAGCCGCCCAGCCACCACAACAGCCACTCATGTTCGTCTGTTACTACCTCGGTTTGCGCCTCCTGCACCATCCCGCCAATCAGGCCGTAGTAATGCGCCAGCACCGCGTCGATTTCAAACAACAGCCTTTCCAAATCCCTACGGTTCAATGCAGACAACTCACGGCGGCGCAGATTCGCCTCAACTTCCTCCTGCATCCTTTCCAACTGCCGCAGCGCATCACGGGCGACAGAACGCTCAAAGCGCATCAAATCAATCTGCCGCGTCAGAAGGTCATGTATTGCCTGCTCGTCGATATTCATTCAGACGGCCTTTCTTCGTCCCGCTTGCCGCTAAAGTCCAACCCCGCCGCCGACTGGCCGTCCAGCCGTGCCGCCTCGTCTTCCCATTTCAGATAATCCGACAGCAGGCCGCGCCGTTTGGCCTCCTCGAACAACGTTTCATTACTCAAAACGCCCGCCGCGTTCATGCGTACCAGCACGTCTACGCTCGATTCGGGGTTGCCGTTGTCGTCTATGCTGCCCGATATTTCCACCGCGCCGCCGTCATCCAGCCCGTGCCACGCCGCCATCATGTCCAGCACGCGGCCGATTGCGTCTTCCAACAGGTTGGCGTAATGGCGCAGCAGACTGATTTCACGCCCCGCCTCATCACGCGCCTGACTCTCGGTCAAGGCCAGCTTGGTTCGCGTCAGCAGCTTCGCGCCGGCCGCCTGCATGTCCGTTTCCAGCTTCTCGATTGCCGTAACGCCTGCGGAAATGGCCGCCCCCGAATGCTCGACGTAATTCAACTCGCCGTCTGCGCCGACGCTTATCATATTGCCCGCAGCGGCCACCACATTCTGCACATCCTCGCTGCCGCGATACTGCAACAACGGGACGCGCACATAATGGACAATGTTGTCTTGGTCAGACTGGCTCTGCCAATGCTTCACATTCAAATAGGCAAGCTCCATCAGCGGCGGACGGCCTGCAAAAAAGCCCGTCTTTTCCAGCACCAAATCAACCACCGGAACAAACCCCAGCGGCTCGCCGTTGCGTGACTGGTCGGCCTCACTGTGAATCAGCCAATTGCCGTCTTTGTCCATGCGGTAACGCCTGACGCGGCCTGCCTCATGGACATTGATTTGCTCTACCGTCCGTTCGCCGAAATCGCCGTCATATTCCGTAACCGCCTGACGGTATCGGAACTGCGTACAAACCGGGCGGCCCTGACGCATCTCATAACGGAAGCCCAACACATCCGAATTGCGGACAAACACCGCGTAAGGCCGCAAGCCCAACGCCTTTTCCTCCGCCTTCGTCCTTGCCTTGCCGTCCGGGTAGTCCACCAGCACATAACTGGCACCCTTGGCCAGCGCATCGGCAAACCATGCGGCACAAAACACATTCAGGGCGTTGTTTTGCAGGTCGAAGTTTTGCAGGTAGTCTTTCAGGCCGTCTGAAACCTTGTCCGTGCCTATATCGCGGAAGAAAACCCGCCCGACCATCTGCCCGATGGTTTCCTTCAGAACCGGCAGAAGCGTGGACGTGCCCAGACGCGTCTGATAGCCGTCGTCTTCTTCCTGCGGCCATTGCGGAAGATACGCCTTACCTGCCGCCCGCATTGCCTCTGTACCGCCCAACAGCGCGTCAATCATCACACCGTGGCCGTGCATCTTGGCCACAGCGGCGGTTTTGCTTGAAACATCCATAAATCACACCTTTCAGACGGCCTATTTCAGCGCGGTCAGAATATCCGCCAATTTCCATATCAGCGCCGTTGTCGGGGTCATCAGTATCAAACCCCATGCAAGGCGGCGGAGTGTTTTTGATTTTTCCAACAGTTCTGCCACTTTCCTTGCCTCCGTGTTTACGTTAAAATCCACTTATGATTTTCTCCTTGTCTAAGAAGGATTAAATACAGAAACGCCGCAAAGTTGCCCACTTTGCGGCGTTTTGCCGTTCAGACGGCCTCACAGCCTGAAGCCGACACGCGCCAACTCTCCACGCTTGACCATCAATTCGTTAAACGCCCGGCTCAAACAGTCGATTTGGTCGTCGTGCTGACCGTTCGGGAACATCCGCATTTCCGCAATCAGCGCATCTGTGTCCCATGTGCCGTCATCCAGTACCATCACATTGCCGATGTTGACCTGCGCCGCAAACGGTTCGGCGCGTGTTACCTTATCGCCCGATTCGGGGCTGGCAGATACAGAAAAACCCGCCAATTGACGGGTTAAATATAGGGTTTGCGACTTACCGGCCTGCCCAGGGTCTTGCGGGATAGATATTTTTGTTTTCACGCCGTCTTTTTGCGCCGTGTTTTTCAAAATTCTGTCTCGCTCATCCGCGCCGTACTGACCGCGCACAACGTTTGCGATAATGTACCGACCGTCTTCTGTAACGCCAAGCCTGCCGCCTGCCGTGTAGTCTCCGTCGTTCGCTGTTGACGCCAAATCCCACGCGCGTATCCATCGGATATTCCCTGCGGGCAAGGCTTTCACAAATTGCAGATTGTCAGGTTTGAACGTACCGCCGTCAGGCGGCGCAGGCCTTTGCAAATACTGGCCGGCGAAGACATACGGCGCGGCCTGTTCCATGCGCCTCAAGGTCTCAATATCATGTTTTTCAGGCCATAAGGCCGTGCCGTCGTCTTCAATCGCAGGTAAGCACAAATGCTCCCATTCTTCGCCGTTGCCGCCATTAAGCAGCCAGCCCGCAATATCGTTTTCATGCAACCTTTGCATAATCACGACAATCGGCGTATCGGGGCTGTTCTTCCGTGATTCCAGCGTGTTTTGAAACCAGTCGATAACGTTTTGCCGCCTAACCTCGCTTCGTGCTTCGTCGGCCTTGTGCAAATCGTCCAGTATGATTGCACCGCCGAATCCTTCGCGGTGTTTGCCCGCGCCGAAACCGGTAATCGTGCCGCCCGTGCCCGTTGCATACATCACACCGCCCGCGGTCGTCTTCCAATGATGGCTACTCTCGCTCGCAAGCGCGAAATCGGGGAATATCGCCCGATATTCATCGTGTTGCACTAAATTCCGAATCTGCACGGAGTTGTTGACCGCAAGCGTTGCCGAATAGCTTGCGTGGATAAACTCGCAATCCGGCACGCGCCCCATCGCCCACGCGATAAAGTTCACGACCGCAATCTCCGTTTTCGAGTAACGCGGCGGAATGTTGATAATCAGGCGTTTCGTTTCGCCGTTGAAAACACGCTCAAGCGCATCGCAGATTAGGGCATGATGACGTGCCCTTTGCCAAATATACCCGCGCCTTTGATAAAACATCCAACGCGTGAACATGTATAAGCTTCCGTATGCCTCCAGCCTCGCTGCCTCAATATGTTTCTGCTCCATCACACCATATCATCTACTTCATGTGCGTATTTCAAAAATTCTTCCACCGAACCAAAAGCTGCCAAGCCTGTTTTCGGGGTCATGCTTCCATCAGATGATTTCAAATCCACTACCAACCCTTTAAGCAGTTTTTGACGTGTCATCGTTAAAGATTCAATTCGTGCAAGCAGGCGGTTAATAATCTCCCCGTAATCACGATAAACAAAGGTCTTTTGTTTCACCGGAGGCACATCCGGATCATCTTGGATGGCAACGCCGCCAATAACAGACGGTGTCTCCACCAATCTATCCAACTCTAACTGCTCCTCGTCTTGTCGCCGCTTCTGCTCCTCTTCAAGCTTCATAGCTCGACGAAGGCGAATCTTGCACAACCTCAATTCTTCATCAACGCTCTCAAGTTCAATCTCGGCGGCGATTTCTTTTTCTTCATCCGTGTAGAAATCAGAATACAGGCTGCCCGGTTTACGGCTATTTGTATGACCTTTGGGCGCGCCTGTGCTTTTCCCCCCATGCAAGCGACAGCGGCCATTAGGCATGGCGGGACTTTGGCACACTCCACCGCTACGGGTTTTTGCGCCGCAAATATCTGCACCTTTGACAGGCATAAAACACCTTTTATTACATGGGGTTAATTTGAAAATAAAAAATACTTAATAAAATCAAGTTTTAAGATTAAGAACCACTAGAACGGGACGACGCAGCATTGCCACGGCCACGACCGCCAGCGGTTTTCCCGCGAATATGCGGCTTACCATGCACTTTAATTCCACGCATAAAATACCTCCTTCACCTAGACGCAAAAAAGCCGCCCTTTCGGACGGCTACCCTAATCAATCCTCAACAAATCCTGCCCAAGTCTTATCAACTTTCGGATCAGCCACAAAAGCCACCTCCTCATCAGGCAACTCAATACCTAAATACTCGGCTAATTTAACGCCATCAATATATTTATCACCAAACTGCCGCCAATTCATAGCGGCGATAAACGCATCGGCCTGGGCGCGGGTCTGAAAACAAATACAGCTCCAATACTCACTGTCGGTTGCCGATACCTTGCGCTTATTTTCAGCTGCCAAACGGTCTCTAAATCCTTGTTTGACAGCATCTAAATCATTTTTACTGTCAATCTCCGGATTGCCTGTCAATTTCGGCATATTCACAAGCGGCTTTTGCTTGCGCTTCCATTTTGCCACTTGGTTTTTTGCAGCCGCCACTTTATCAGCCGCCTGTTGTTTCAAATCAGATTTTGCCATTTGCGCACTCCCATCTGAAAATCTCTAAATCAGCCATCGGGAAAAACTCAAGTATCCTTTTGTAATCATCAGGATAATGTTTTTTTATCGGGAGTAAAAACCGCAAATCCAAGCCATCAAATGACCGCCCGAAAATCTTATAATCACTGCCAAGGCGGACATTGTGCTTTTTAAAGCACTCTACCAAATCAGCCTTTTTCCAATCCCAAATCGGGTGATATTTAAGCAGGTTGTAGCTTATACTGCCATGTGTTTGGATCGCGATTCGGCGCATCGGACTATCGGCGGCACGAACGCCATCGGCAACCAAAGTTTTTTTATCCAAATTATGCAACTGGCACATCGCAGCCTGTATATCTGTGTAATCAAAATCAGGCAACCCAGCATCTTCAATTACAGCGCAATTTTGCGGCGGCTGAAAAACAAAATTATTAAGCAATCTATGTAATGACGGGTGCGGAAGCTTGGTGATTTTAAAACCAAACTGCCGCTCATACATATCAAGCTGCTCATCAACAAAAGCCAAATCAGGCACGAGATATAAATAATAAGGGACTACCTCATCAAAATAATCCTTGATGGCAAGATATGTGGCAACAGCATCTTTACCGCCGCTAAAAGCAAGCAAGGTTTTATCTTGCCGCTTACGCACCTCTTTTATTGTCTCCACCCCGCTCAAAGCTGCCATTTGACAAACTCCAATTAACATTAATATAATTAAACATTATATATAACTTAATTAGATATTGCAATATGCTGGATACAAAATTTAAAGCATTATTAGACTCTGCGCAAATTACACAAGCCGACCTATCAAGACGATTAGGGATAAGCCCAACATCTATTAGCAAATGGCACAAAATCGGCGTCCCGCAATACGCAGTCGCCTACCTTGAACTACTGGCAAAATATAACCGCCTGATAGATAAAATTTAACTATTGCATTCCCAATAAAAAATCCCCGCACCAATCAGGCGCGGGGCTAGGACACGACATTAGGAAACTGAGGCGCGACCCTCTGGCGATTGGGAGCGTCCGCAATCCTCTCCCCTCAGCGTGAAACCACGCCCCTACAGCCTTTGCCGAACACCTTCAAACGGCAAACACCCATAGAAACCTGAAACCGGCCGGAGAACCCTCCAACCCAAAATTTCAGGTTATTCAGGCCGTCTGAAAATTCAAACGCCGCTACCTGTACGGGCAGAAGCTCAAATTCAGACGGCCTGAAAACGCAAAAACCCGCACATTGTCATGTACGGGCTTAAAAATTCATATCCTTTGGGCGTGCGAAAAGCCCCGCAGGGGTAACGATTTGAATTATACACCTATTGCCGGAAAAAACAACAGGCCGTCTGAAAATCCGATAGGGGGATTAAATCCCCCCATCCCATCAAGCCTGATGCGCGAGGCACGGAATCATGCTGTCTTCGTGCGGCATCGAAGCATAACGCAGGGCGTGGCGGTAGATTTGCCCGTTTCGCACCGTTACAGCGTAATGGGCGTCCCGTTGCAGGTCGAACGGGATATTAGCCTGACGCTCAAACAGCTTCGGCACGGTTTCCAAGTTCACGGTTTCGGCTTCGCGGTATTGCGCCCCCTTCTCCACCGCCACCCGCGCCATCAGGCTCAATACTTCGGGAAACTGTTCGGGCGGCACGTCTTTGTAGCCGACCTTGAATTTCGATTTGACCGCGCTCCACA